AGCAATGCTGGACGTGCTGAAAGAAGAAGCAGATGCACTTCGTGCAGCAATGCTGGACGTGCTGAAAGAAGAAGAAGAGAGTGTAAAAGCTGTCGTTGAAAAAATTCATGAGAAAAACATTGCCTCTAAAGCACCTAAAACATCTACTCCTGTGGAAAAGAAAGAACCTAAGAAAGATGTAACACCAAAGACAGCCACTAAAAAGAAAGAAAGTACTCCTCATGAGTCCAATGAGGATCTTGCTCTTCGTCTCTTAAAAGAAGAAGCCGATGCTGAAACTATTCAAGCAGCTTTTAATACTGTCTATGTGGCAAAAGGAAAGAACATCACTAAAGTTTTTCTTGAGAAGCGTATTAAAATCTACATGGACATCGCACGTAGAAAAGTAGAGGTAAAATGAGTGGAGAAGAACTAATCCGTCAACAATTACAACTAATAGGAGAGGTTTGTACTCGTGAAGGTCTAAAGGATACTCCTGCTCGTGTCATCCGCAGTTGGAAAGAATTGTATGTTGGCTACGGGCAGGATCCTAAGGATCTACTCACAGTTTTTGAGGCAAAGGGTTATAATCAAATTGTTTTGCTTAAAGACATTGAATTGTTTTCTATGTGTGAACATCATATGCTTCCTTTCTTTGGTAAAGCCCACGTGGCATACATCCCAGGCGAGCATGTTATAGGTATTAGCAAGCTGGCACGGCTTGTAGACATCTATGCGAGAAGGCTTCAAATACAGGAACGTCTTGGGGACCAAGTAACAGAGGCTTTAATGAAGTATTTAAAACCACGTGGTGCGGCATGTATTATTGAAGCTGTTCATTTGTGTATGAGAATGCGTGGATGTTCAAAGCAGCACTCTACAATGATTACGTCATCCATGCGTGGTACATTTCTAACGGATCCTACTTTTGAGACTAAATTATTAACGATGATAAAATGAAAACAAAAAACATTATTATCCGTACAACCTTTGCGGCGACTCATCATTGGCCTGACGTTGATGTACCTGGTGTAGAATATCTTAAATATACACACAGGCACCTGTTTTATGTAGAGATGAAATGGAGTGTCTCGCATGGTAACAGAGAGATAGAGTTTATTGATCAAAAGAAGAAGGTAGATACTTATTTACAGCAACTCTACTCAGGTCACTTTTTAGGGAGCAAATCCTGTGAGGATATTGCACTTGAACTGATGAATGTCTTTAACGCTAATTATGTATCTGTGTTTGAAGACAACGAAAACGGGGCAGAGGTTTATGCAGATTAATATCATTGATACCAGCAGCACGGAGTTCAACAGAGGCAGCTTCTGTTATGCACCATATCTTTGTTACAATGGTTTAACTCAGATGGGACATGACGTACAAATATTTGAAACAATACGTCCTGAAGACTTAGACCGTATTACAGATGCAGATGTGCAGATTGTAACACTCTGGTCTTACCCACAAATTGAGAGTGCCTTCTTATTTGCACACTTTCTTCCATTTACATTTGGTAAAGACAATATATATTTTGTAGGCTATCGTCCACTTATAGAGCAACTTGGGTTAAGATACGTGACAAAATACTTTGGATTTGATCTTATGCAAGATGAAATGTTTTTAAAGAATGCAATGATGTCCTATCCAGACAACTATGGTAAATTTCAGCGTCTGTTGTTAAGTGATTGTGATATGCATCTCAAAACCCTTGAGAAAGGGCATCTTGTACACCCACTCTTTACAACGTATGGATGCCCAAATGGTTGTGCCTTTTGCCCATCTACTGAGAATTGTGGCAAAGGTAGAGTTATACTTAGTACGGATCAGGCTATTACAATGCTCCAGCGTTGCCACTCACTTGGTATTAAATATATTCATTTAACGGATGAGGATTTTTTCTACAATATACATCGAGCGCATGACATACTGAATGCACTTGTAGGAATGGATATGCACCTTATAGCACTTGGCTCAGCCAGAGTCGTACGGAAATTCATTGAGAAGTATGGGACAGGAATACTCAGTATGTCCGGACTTGAGGTTATTGAGATAGGCTTTGAATCAGCCTCAGAAACAATATCTACTTCTATGGGAGTAGGCAAGTCCCTTGGGGATTGTGAAGCACTTGCAGAAATTCAAGAGGATCTTACTGCTCGTATATTCTGGTTAGTACAGACGTTCTTCCCAGGTGAGACAATCTCTACACTTAATGAAACCGGACGTTTTATGAATACATATGGTTTTGATGTAGAAGAAGTTGTTGGAAGATTACGCACCAATGGTACTAAAGGTGGATTAGGGCAATTCTTTCAACCATATCATGGTCTACCCATATTCCAAGATTTGGTTAAAGAAGGTCTGTTTTTAACAGATCGCCCTATCCGCCTCATACCAAGTTACCTACCAAACACGTTTCTTGAGAGTACAATAAAAAAGGTTAATTTAGATAAGTTTCAAGAGGATGTTGTACCCTGGTTAGAAATGTACAATGTAAAAAATTATCCTTTTGAAATAAAAGAAGGGGATCAAATTAAAGACTTTATTATAGGTAAACCAATTGCAGAGCAGATGCGTAATGCTATTGCTCTTGCTATATTTGCAAGAATGGGGGTAATACAATGATGCTAATTTTAAACATTCCAATTGAGCCACTTGAGGAGAGATATTCCAACCAGTGGCGGACGTGGTTCCGAGAAGGACTTGCTGGTCCAGATTTTATGGCACTTAGTATAGATCCTGCAATGGTTACCACAGGTAAAATTAATGTAGGTTCGTTTCTTGATGTTGTAGATACAAACCTGTACAAACTATCACAAACGACAGAGATAATTAATCTTATGCGTAATGCAGAGAAGGATCAACAGATAGTCTTGTTCTTTCAAGACTTGTGGCATCCTGGACTGGCTAATATTGCATATGTACGAGATGGATTAGGAATGAAAAATGTCAAGATTTGTGGCTGTTTACATGCTGGCTCTTATGATGAGCATGATTTTTTAAACAAGCAAGGAATGACACCTTGGGCAATGCATCTTGAGAATGGTTGGTTTAGAATTGCTGATAAAATTTTTGTTGCAACGTCTTACCACTTTCATTTACTTTGCAGTAGACGCAGAGTGGATCCTAAAAAGGTTGTAGTTACAGGATTTCCTATGTATCCAGATTTTACTGAATTTTTTACTGAGAATGAGAAGGAAAACATAGTTGTATTTCCACACCGTCTGAATGAAGAAAAGCAACCTCAACTTTTTGATGCATTAGCCCGGGAACTTAGAGAAGAGATGCCCGATTGGATTTTTGTTAAAACTAAAGAAGAGACCTTTTCTAAAGGTGAGTACTATGAACTTCTTAATAGATCTAAAATTGCCGTATCATTTGCATTGCAGGAGACTTGGGGTATTGCAATGCAAGAAGCCGTACTTTGTGGGTGCATTCCTATTTGTCCTAATAGATTAAGTTATACAGAAATGTATAATGATTTATTCTTGTATGACAAATTAAGTGATGTTAAAGAATTAATACGCAGGTTTGCAAATAACAAAACCGAGAAGTTATTATGGTGCCAACAAGATCTGTTCCTTGTAAAAGGTAAAAAGGCTATTCCAAATATGATAGAAGAAATAAAAAAGTTATGTGATGAATAATATTTACAACTACAGAATTTTTGCAGACTGCGGTGCACCTTCTTATTATAACAAACATAAGAAGATACAGAAGAAGCGTGATGTGATGGGGACTGTGTTAAAAGACAGGAAACATGATGATTACTCTTACACCACAGAACCAGCCTATAATGACTATCGCAATGCTTACATTGAGTTTCTGTTGGCAAACAAAGACAAACTGACAACCTATTCTAACCTTGACGTAATTAACAACCCAAGATTAACATACATAAATCAGCGGATACTTGAAGATGCAGGACTTAAACCAATACCAGTATTCCATTTAGGTAGTGATGAAAAGTATTTAAAACGGTATGTAGACAACTATGAGTATATTGCCCTTGGTGGACTCATTCCAAATACAACTAAGGAGCTCTATAATTGGCTTGACAGGCTATATCGTGAGGTGCTTTTGGATGAACATGGGATGCCGAGAGTCAAAGTACATGGATTTGCTTGCACCAGCTTAAAGTTAATGACACGTTACCCATGGTATAGTGTAGATAGTGCAACAGCAAGGAAACTTGGTAACTTTGGTTCAATACTTGTACCACAGTTTAGTACACGTGATGAGATGTTTACTGTACAAATTTCATCAAGAGATGTAAAACCTAAATTCCGTCTTACACCTGGACAGGCAGAGGTCATAAATGCTTATTCAGAAAAATATGGTATTACCTTACAACAATTAGAAGATAATATTATTGACAGGGTTGCATGGAATTATTTAGCATTTAAAGAGAAAATAGAAGAACTCACACCTCACTGGCCTTGGGGCTTTGATGATAAAAGTAAACCATTTGGAGACAAGGCTGTTAAAATGGAAAAGGTTGGAGCAAAAGACAGACTTACCTTATATTTTGCAGGTGTATTGTCTAAAAGTGAAGAGGATTGTTTGTGGGAAGCACTTGCCCATACTGATGCACCTGAAGTACATAGTGGAAGATTACAATCTTTCTTTTACAGAAAGGATTTAGAATATCTAATCAGGTTAAAACATGAAGGAAAATGAAAAAAGAAGTTGGACCCCTTCTTACAGAAGGCTTTGAGATCGAGTCGGGGCAAGGTTATGAAGCAGGGTCAGAATTACTTATAAAGCGCATTCAAACATTTATTCAACCTGAATTTGCTCAGGTAGGTTATATGGTTGAGAGTGCGAGAGATTTACACAAAAGACATCCAGGCGTAGACAAATACAAAGAATGGAGTGACATGTCAAGCAGGCTGGGAGGAGTGTCTGGTAACACACAAATTGTATATCCTATGAATGAACCAGATGCCATAGGTAAAAAGTTTGCAATGTCTTGGGTGGCAAGTCAGTTACAACTTACCAGTTACCATAAGGCACAATGGAGAATACCAGCACAATATAGACGGAGAGATATGTCTGAGACAGAGATTATCAATACTGTTTTACCTATACTTGACAAAGAGAATGTTTATTGTTATGTTCAGGTTGGATACTCATATTATCTTTTGGTAAGATTTGGTGATTTTACACCGTCTACTTGGGGAACCTCTTTTAGAAGTAAAGGAGGTCAAAACAAATTAGATGTTATGTACATAGAACCAAAGTATTTGGTAAGACAATTATACCCAATATCAAAATTAAAAGAACATCTGGACAGAATATTTAACAAATAAAATATGGAAATAAAAACAGCTGATTTAAGAAAAGCTCTATCCATTGTTAAGCCAGGACTGGCTAACAAAGAGTATATAGAGCAAACAACATCCTTTGCCTTTATGGAAGACCGTGTTGTCACATACAATGATGAACTCTGTATTATGCACCCAATAGAAGGACTTGGATTAACGGGGGCAATACAGGCAGAGGCATTATATGCCTTACTTGGTAGGATAAAGGAAGATATGGTAAAACTTGACGTAGAAGGAAACTCCTTAAGCCTACGAGCTGGAAAGGTAAAGGCAGAGTTCTTCTTTGAACACACAATTAAACTACCACTTGATCAGGATGTTGCCACAGTAGGTAAGTGGCATAAAATACCTGACAATTTACTTCGTTTTATTAAACTGGCGATAGGCTCTTGTGCAAAATCAATGAGCTTTGGAGAATTAACTGGAGTACATGTTACAAAAGAAGGTATTGTTGAAAGTGGGGATACATATCGCTATACAAAATGTAATACATCTAAACTGGCCATAGGTAGTTTTGTCATGCCAGCTAATTGTGCAGAAGAGATTGTAAAAATTGATCCTGCACCAACGGAAATATCAGAAGGGGATGGATGGATACATTTTAAAAATGAACGTGGTACACAAATTTCCAGCAGAGTGTACGCTGATGACTTTCCTGATATATCAAAATTCTTTATCATGGAAGGAGATGCTTTTACATTTCCACCAGAGGCCACCGAGATGATAGAACGTGCAGAGATTTTTGCAGAACAGGATCATGTTGCAGATGAACGTATAAAAATTGAGTTGTCTAAAGGTAAAATGTCAATGACAGCGGAATCAGATCAAGGACGCTTTGAAGAGAAATTGAGAGTAGATTATGAAGGGGAACCTCGTAGATTTGATATGATTCCATATGTTCTCAAGGATGCCCTTGTACATAAAGACACCAAATGTTACATAGGAGAAAATCGTGTCAAGTTTATAGGTGAGAATTGGGCGTATGTAGGAGCATTAATGATAACGGAATGAACAGATTTTCCTCAAGAAAGTTATTGGCAGCACCATTAAGAGCAGACGGAAAAATACTCTCCTGTGTTTCATGTGGATTATACAAAGAATGTAAATCCCCAAAGATGCAGCCTTTTGGTAACTTTAAAAAGAAGATTTTAAACATTGGGGAAGCTCCTGGAGAAACAGAGGATGAACGAGGCAAACCATGGCAGGGTAAAACAGGAAGGCTTCTTGTGGAGACCTATAAAAAGGTAGGAATAGATTTATTTGAGGATTGTTTAAATATAAATTCAGTCAACTGTCGTCCTATTGAGGATGGGGGCAATATTACACCATCCAACTACCAAATAGATTGTTGTCGTAAAAATGTTCTGCGTATTATAATGGATTACAAGCCTAAGGTAATTGCATTGTTTGGTAATAGTGCGGTTTACAGTATAATAGGACACAGATGGAAAAAGGACCTAGGAGGCATTATGAAGTGGAGAGGTTGGACAATTCCTGATCGTGATTTTAACTGTTGGATTTGTCCTACGTTCCATCCAAGTTATATAGAACGTTCAGATAATATAGCGGATAAGACTATTTGGCTGGATGATCTGACACAAATTACCGAGAAGGCAAAGGAGAAAATGTCTATTTATACTGAACCTATTATAGATATAATAGAAGATCTAAATGTTTTAATAAATCTTCGTGGAATAGACCGTATTGCCATAGACTACGAGACAACAGGATTGAAGCCTCATGCCTCAGGACATCGCATTGTATGTGCCTCAGTAGCGGACAGCGAGAATCATGCCTATGCTTTCCTGATGCCACAAACTCGGGAAGGAATGCGTCCCTTTGTAACATTACTGGCAAACCCTGCAATAGGTAAAATGGCACATAACATGAAGTTTGAAGAGGCCTGGAGTGTTGTACGACTGCGTCAGCCGGTGCAAAATTGGATATGGGATAGTATGTTAGCGGCACATATATTTGATAATCGTCCAGGTATTACAAGTTTAAAGTTTCAAACCTATGTACAGTTTGGCATAGTTGATTATGCAAGTGAAGTTTCTCCATACCTACAGGCAAAAGATAATATAGATGGCAATGCAATAAATCAGATATTTAAACTGGTGGAAAAGCCAGGAGGCAAAGATATGTTATTAAGATACAACGCACTGGATACTATTTATGAGTATAGATTAGCAATGAAACAACAAAAACAAATATTACCTTTTTAATCATGAAAGCAAATAATCTAACAATTTGTATTGATGCTCCATGTAATAAGAAATGCCCTTATTGTGTATCAAAGATGACCTTTTATCCTGAACCTAATGAAAATCTATTTTGTGGTAATATGCAGATAGCAGTTAAAATGGCTAATTTGGCTTCTGTAAGTAGTGTTTTAATAACATCAAAAGGTGAACCTTTAAATGATCTCTCAACAGTAGAAAATATATGTAAAATATTTTATAATTTTCCATTAGAATTACAAACCAATGGTCTTAAATTAAAACATCTTCCAATAGAAGTTCTGGAAGGATGGGGGATAAACACCATAGCATTCTCAATAGATAAATATCAGGATATGTTCTCATTCAAAGAACAATTTGATGACTGTAAAAAAAGAGGTATTAATGTAAGGATAACGGTAGTACTTTCTGATTTATGGACTCCTCCTGATGGGTATAACTTCCTTGCCGATTGTACCCAACTTGGTATAAAACAGGTTACTTTGCGTAAGATGACTGTTCCTTCTCTTATACTTATCACGGAAGAAAGTATAAAGACTGCTGAATGGATCAAAGAACATTCCAAAGAAAAACATGAAATGTTTTTAGGTCCGCTATATTGCTATGAATTACCAGAGAATCTTGTACGTCAGTTACCTTTTGGTCCTTCAGTATATGATATGGAAGGGATTGCTGTAACCACTATTGATTACTGCATACAAGAATCAAACAACACAGAAGATATAAGATCCTTAATCTACCACCAGGATGGACATATGTACACAAGTTGGGATAAAAAAGCATCAATACTATTTTAATATGAAAATAAATCCACATACAGGTGAGGCTTACAAACTCTTTCATGAAGGAGTATTAGCCTTTGCACGTGCAGAACAACAAGGCTTTAGAGTTGATTTAGACTATATAGAAAATAAAAAGAAGCATCTTACCCGTAGGATGGACCGCCTGGAACAACAATTTAAAGATACCAATCTTTATAAACATTGGGAACACTCACAACGTGGTAAGGTTAATATTTATTCAAACGCACAATTAGCTCATTACCTTTATGAGGTAAAAAAAGTAGAATCTGTTAAAGAAACAATGACAGGACAAGGTAGTACAGATGATGAAAGTTTAAAGCAAATGGGTTTACCAGAACTTGACATACTATTAGAGTTACGCAAACTAAGAAAGGTACGTGATACATATTTAGATGCATTTGCACGAGAGCAGGTTAATGGCTACATACATCCTTTCTTTAATTTACACCTAGTACGTACCTTCCGCAGTAGTAGTGACAGTCCTAACTTTCAAAATATACCAAAACGAGATGAGGAGTCCATGAACATTGTCAGACGAGCATTGTTTCCACGTCCTGGGCATTTACTAATGGAAATGGACTTCTCAGGACTTGAAGTCCGCATTGCAGCATGTTATCATAAAGATCCTGCTATGTTACATTACATAAAAGAACCTAAATCTGATATGCATGGAGATATGACAAAACAGATCTTTATGTTAAAAACCTATGATAAAAAAGTACATGATGTTTTAAGACAGGCGGTAAAGAATGGTTTTGTTTTTCCAGAGTTCTATGGTGATTATTATGTCCATTGTGCACCTAATATGGCCTGTGGATGGTGTAAACTGCCACAAGGTAAATGGACAGAGGAGGATGGGATAATAGTTGATGGAAAAACAATAGGCAAACATATGATTGAACATGGTATAACCTCATTAAAATCCTTTGAGAAACACATACAAAAGATTGAGGAGGATTTCTGGGGAGTGCGTTTTGCTGATTATGCCGAGTGGAAAAAACGCTGGTGGAACACATATCAAAAATATGGTTATTTAGATCTTTACACTGGTTTTCGTTGCAGTGGTACAATGGGACGGAATGATGCTATCAATTATCCTGTACAAGGTGCGGCTTTTCATTGTAACCTGTGGACCTTTATTCAAATGGATAAGCGTATGAGGGAGGAAAAATGGGATACAAGATTGATAGGACAAATACATGATAGTATTATTCTTGACGTTCATCCAGATGAACTTCAACACGTCATTGAAACGGCACGTAAAGTGACCTGTGAAGAACTACCTGAGGCCTGGAAGTGGATTATTGTACCACTTGACATTGAGATAGAAACAACACCAATTGATGGAAATTGGTCAGAGAAATGCAAAATTAAAAACTGAATTGTATAACATATTACAAAATGAGTCTATATTTAAAATACCGACCTACTGACCTCAACCAGGTAAAAGGCAACTCTGATGTACTCAAAACCTTGGGTTCGTTGTTGGAGAAAGGGAAAGATTGTCCACATACCTTTCTCCTTCACGGCCCAACTGGCTGTGGCAAGACAACCATTGCGAGAATCATCGCAACGAAATTAAATTGTATTGGACAAGATCTTTATGAACTTGACAGTGCCCACTTCCGTGGTATAGATACGGTGCGTGAGGTAAGAAAGATGAGTAAATTAAAAGCTATTGAGGGTGCAACAAGAGTATGGATAATAGATGAGTGTCACAAAATGACGAATGATGCACAAAATGCTCTGTTAAAAATATTAGAAGATACACCTGCTCATGTTTATTTTGTACTTTGTACAACTGAACCACAGAAGTTATTATCAACCATTAAAGGACGTTGTAGTCAATTTCAGGTAGTACCTCTCCCTGAGACACAAATGAAAGGATTACTTAAAAAGATTGCAAGGGATGAAGGTGAAACATTAACAGAGGAGGTATTAAATGTAATTGTTGAAAGCAGTACTGGGCATCCACGCAATGCAATTCAAATATTGGAACAAGTTCTAAATGGAGATCCTACGAGAAGGCAGGAGACAGCCTTTAAAGCAGCCGAACAACTGTCCGCCACTATTGAGTTATGTAGAGCATTAATGGGGCGTTCTCCATGGACGAAAATAGCTGCAATTTTAAATGGTTTAAAAGACCAGGAGGCAGAGAGTATTCGTCGTGCAGTACTTGGTTATTGCCAGGCTATACTTCTTAAAGGTGATAATATATTAGCGGCATCCATACTGGAGGTATTTATTGAACCATTTTATGATAGTGGATTTCCGCAACTTGTATTCGCTTGTTATACCATTACTAAAGATTTATAATCTATGGAGAATAAAAATTATAAGTACATAAAAAGAAACACTTTAGTAATATCATTGGTGGATTTACGAATGGAGTATATCCGTGCAACAGGAATTGAAGTTCCTTTAAACCATAATCATTGTGGTGATGTACATTACATAGTATGGTTAGAAGAAGAAATTCTAAGATTAAAAAAATTAACACAAAAATTAATACCATTTGAAACTTAACATTTAATCATTAATCACATGAAAGTAAAATTAGCGGAGGCTCTACTCAGACGTAAGGAACTGAACGAAAAAGTCGCTCAGTTGAAACCAATCAATGTAAACGGTTTATTTGAAGTTAAGGCTTCACGTAAGAACGTAACCGAGAACATTGATGATGTAATTGTAAAGGTTCCAAAGATCACCTTGGGACAGGTCGCAGCAGGTTATGATTGGTATGCCAAACAACTTCGTTTGGTTGATGCTGCTATCCAGCAGGCAAACTGGAGTACTGAGATTGAGGTTGGTGGATGTATGGATGATTACACTGAACCAAATATGACCAAATAAAATATAAGCAGGATATAGACGTCGGGTCAGACCCTTTCAGACTTGGAAATCTACAAGTGTGCTGGTAAGCACAAGACGTTGAACTCCTGCTTTAAGTTCTTTGAAATAGTGGGCGTGGGTGCAGAGTTGGCACCATTACTCTGAAATGGTAGAGCAAACCGGATTGTTCGTTGCATTTAAACGTGGTCGAAAGATCACAACCAACGCTTGGCAAAAGCAATAGTTTCGTATACTATCTATAAAAAGGGAACTATGGGCCACGGGTTCGAATCCCGTACGATGGAGGATCTCTATCGTTAGCTCAGTTGGTAGAGCAATAGTCAATAGACGTGACTGGTCTTTAACTGGTCGAGGTAACCATTAATACCCGAATTAATTTCATCCGATTGACCGACTGATCCGATTAAGAGAACAATGGAACCATTTATAATATAATTCCGATTGACCACGCACCCGACACTATTTTTTTTTAAACTATTCAATATGAATTACGAAGAAGATATAAGAATTGATGAATCCGCTCTTGATGTAGAGTGGTTAGAGCAACCCAGTCTAATGCTCAAATGGGGGCGTTATACAGCAACCGTACGCATAGATTATGACAAGGCAAAGGAGTCCTTGGAATTAACACGTGCAGAACTTGATAAAGAAATACGTATGAGCCCTGATGCCTTTGACATTGAAAAGATTACAGACAAGGTTGTAGAAAATACTATTCCAATGCAAGATGCCTATAAGACAGCTAGTATGTCTTTTATTAAAGCAAAATTTGAATTAGAAATTGCGCAGGCAGCCATGAGAGCCATGGACGCAAGGAAAGACGCATTAGAAAATCTTGTACGCCTAAATGGACAGCAATACTTCGCTGGACCTAAAATGCCGAGAGATTTGGCATGGGAAAGGGATGAGAAATTAAAAAGAAAAAATGCCGCTATTGCTGCTAAAATAAAACCAAGGAGGATTATATAATGATATGGAAAACAATATTAATCTGTATTATAATTCTTGCCCTGTTTTATCTGGGCAGTAGATTACAAATGAAGGCATGGTTACAAGAATTTGATCTACATTTTCGTGAACATTACAAACAATTTATAAAACCAAAAACAGATGAAAAAGGAAAGGAAATTTAGTTTTAAAGGTAAGGTTATTGCAAGTGCAGAAAAGCAAAAGAAGGCAGGAAGTTCTTACGGTTATTTACTTTTACAAAAAGGAATTAAGATGTTTACATTGGATGAAGGAACAAAATCAGTTGATTTAGATTTCCTACCCTACATTGTAACTGATTCACATCACCCTGAGCATGATGTAGACATGGGAGTAGCACTGCCAGATACACCTTGGTACAGGCGTCCATATAAGGTGCATCGCAATATTGGTGCAAATAAAACAAGCGTTGTCTGCCCAACCTCTATAGGTAAGAAATGCCCAATATGTGAGTTTCAAAACAAGAGGTTTAAAGAGAATGCAGATAAGGAAGAACTTACAGCTCTTCGTGCTAAATCCCGCAGTTTATATGTTGTAATTCCAATAGGGGACAAAAAACATCCTGAAGAGATTCATGTATGGGATATGTCAGATGCCTTGTTTCAAAATACCTTACTTGAGGTATTACAAGAGAATGAGGAATTTGAAGATTTCTTTGATCTTGAAAATGGTCGTACAGCCACGGTTCGTCTACGTTGGGAATCACTGGGAGGTAATACATATCCTGAAGCCCGTGATATTGATTTTGGTGATGTAAGAGATCCTTATGATGAGGCTATTCTTGATGATGTTCCAAAGTTGGATGAGATGTTAAAAATTCTCTCATATGAAGAACTCTATGCATTACTTTGGGATGAGGAAGATGCAGGTGAACTTAAGACTGTTGAAACAGATACAGAACATATACGTGAACGTCGTCGCCCAACACCTGAAATTGAGGAGAAACCAACACGTCCCCAACGTGAGAGAAGGGAAGTGGCCAAAGATGAGGTACCTATACCTTCCAGACGAAAACCTGTAGAAAAGGAAAAAGAACAGGAAGAAGAGAAAAAAGAGATTGTACCTAAACGTGGAACGTCCTCAGCAGGTAAAAGTAAAGAAATAGAATGTCCACATGGTCATACCTTTGGAGTAGATACTGATGATTTTAAAGAGTGTGACAAATGTGACATCTGGAATGAGTGTATTGATGTTAAAGAAAAACGATAGGTATGTCTATACTTAAAATTAAGAATAAGGGTGGAGACGAGATGCAATTTATTGGAATTAACGTACCAATTTTAATAAATAAATATCTCGCTCTTTACGCTTTATCTAAAGAGGTGTCTAAATCTATAGTTATCAGAAACATACTTGAGAATTGGATGATTGGACAAAGATCTAAAGATTCCATACGATCTCTAATTGACAAGATTGTAGACAAATGTGTATTGTTATGGCACATAGAAAAGACGGTACATCCTAATACCACACTCTCTTCTTATCTCGAACAGTTAAGAATAGAATTAATACAAAAAGGTATAGAAGGAGTGCATATAAACCAAATTATAAATGGGGTAAGAGATGGAGAGACAACGAATAACAAAACCACTAAGTCTACAGATGAGAGAAAGAGTTAATACCAAAACAAAAAAGGAGGAATTAGATGGCAATTTCAAGACTATCATCAGTACCGGATCAACCCTTCTTGATCTGTCACTTTCTGGCGGAAGAGTTCGAGGAGGCGGACTTCCAGGGGGAATTTTGGTGGAAATATTTGGACCCTCAGGTTCAGGAAAAACTGTGCTTCTTTCTGAGATCGCTGGTGCGGTCCAACGTCTCGGAGGTGACGCTATCTTTTACGACCCTGAAGCTCGTTTAGATAAAACATTTGCCAAACTTTTTGGACTACAGATAAATGAAGAGAATTACAAAAGGCCTAATAAAGTAACTGAAGTTTTCCAAGCCGTACGTAATTGGGAACCAAAAGATCCAAACATTATCAATGGTGTGTTTGCTGATAGCCTAACGGCATTATCCACAACAATGGAAATGGACAATGTAGAAGGCGATAGAATGGGAGGAAGACGTGCTAAAGAGTTTTCAGAGGAACTACGTCGTACATGTCGCATTATTGCTGATAAAAATTATCTTATGGTCTGTAGTAATCAAACGAGACAAAAAATGGATGCAGGTCCTTATGAGCAAAAATGGACCGTACCTGGTGGTGAAGCTATGACATTTTATCCAAGTATACGTCTAAAATTTAATAAGCCTAATAAAATATGGCAAAAGGAGAAAGTTGCAGGTAAGGAGGTTAAACGTGTTATAGGTGTTGAAGTTGATATTGAGGTATTTAAATCATCTATTTGGAAACCTTTCCATATTGCTCCTGTTACCATATTATTTGACTATGGTATAGATGATATAAGACAAAATTTGCAATTTATGAAAGATCATACTGGTGCAAAGGTTTATATATTTGAAAATACTCCATTATCCAACTCTATGGAAGAGTCTATTCATCTGATTGAACAGGATAAACTTGAACAACGATTACGCAATGAGGTTATAGAACTCTGGGAAGATATTGAAAGTAAATTTAAACAAGAACGTAAACCAAAACGATAAATGGCATTAGTAATTAAACAAAAAGGAAAATTGATAGGTAAAGCCTACTCAAGAGAGGAATACTTTTTTAAGAAAGCTCACCCATTCCGCTGGTGGCTTGGTAATG